AATGTAGTCAATAAAGATTACATCTGGCACAAAAGATTTTTTGAGTTTAAGTTCACTAATAAGAGCCTTAAAATGACCAGAATGAGCAGTTGTTGGGGGATACTCTTTAATGATTAGTTTGCCGTGAGTTTTCGCGGACAACTTTTGAACTTTCGTTTCAAAGTCACTTTTTGGGATTTTTGAAAAGTCCTGAATATTGATGTCAAGTAAATTGGCATCAATACGTTGAGCAATCTTCTCTTCCGCCATCTCTAAAGTTATGTAGAGAACATTCTTACCTCTTAAAAGATATGACGAGGCAAAGTGGCACATTGCAAGGCTCTTGCCAACGCCGGTAGACGCAATGAATACCGTAAGAGTTTTAGCCGAAAGGCCACCACCTGTAATCTTATTGAGATAAGATATGTCAAACGGCAGTTTATCTTCTTTAAGAACATAAGATTCATAACGGGCATCAGAGTCTTCAAGATAGTCGTGACCAATATGGCTGTCAAAACTTACGGCAAGAGCATCACTAAGAATTGATGGAATTGCTTCTTTTGTAAGTTTTGAGTCGCTACCATCCGCAATCTGAATACATTCACGGATGGCAAGATAAACTGCCCTATCTTTACACCATTGTTCAGTTGTTTTTAGTAGCCATTCTTTCTCTGCTGGTTCATTTGAGAGACCAGAAACAATCTCTACAATATTTGCAAACGACTCCTCGTTTAAGTCGGTTCTTTTTTCCAACTCAATATAGAGGGATTCTTGAGTTGGAAGTGAATTATATTCTACAACGAATGATGAAATTTCATCATAAAGGACCTTTTGTAAAGAGTCATTAAAGTATTCAGTTTTGATAAACGGAAGAACCTTTCTTGTGAAGTCTTCATTGTATATTAAGTTTCTAAGAATTAGTGCTTCAGTTGTTTCCATTCATTATCAATCTTCGGTTTCTTCTTCTTCGTTTTCTACAGTTAAACTTGAGCCATACTTAAACTTTTTCTGGGCATAAACATCAATATGTTCTAAAACGTCTTGAGTAAAGAAAGTTTCAGGATTCTTCATAATTTCTTTTTCGTAAAATTTCTTCTCACCAAAAACATAACGATTACCAACTCTTTCAATAATACCACCTTCTACTGCAAGAGGTAGCAAACCGTAATATCGGTCAAGTCCACGTTCATCATAGAATAGCCTTACTTCTACATCACGATTTTCTCTAGATAAGCGAGATTTTACAGCCTTTGCCTTAATAATATTGCCCACAACTTCAGTTCCATCTTTCTCTTTTTTCTTTGAAAGATATATGATTGTTGTAGCAGCAAACTTTAAACCCGAACCTCCACCTTGTTCTTTTGTAGGAACGTATGCACCCGTAACATCGTATAAGTGGTTTGTAACTATCATTGGAATCCTTGCCAGGCCAAGTTTAAGAGTAAGAACTCTAAATGTTCCTTTAAGAAGTTGAGCCCGTGTCATATCCCGAACTTGCTTGTCGTTTAGGGTGTCCTCAATTTCTTTGGTTGTAGAGAGCATACCCAAAGAATCTAGAACAAATAAACAAGGAGACCTTTCGGATTCCGGCTTTTTCATATAAAGTTCAACAGCGTTGAGAGCCTTATTACGAAACTCTTCAACTGTTACAAGATTAATAACAACAATTCTGCTAGTATCAACACCACGTTCCTCAAGTAGTTTTCGGCTAACAGCAGATTCGGTATCAAAATATAGACACATTGCACCAGGATTGGTATCAAGAAAGTTCTTAACAACAGCAAGAGCAAAAAAAGTTTTACCAACTGAAGTTTCCCCAGCAATAGCGGTAATCTTATTTCCACTCACACCCCCAAAGATGCTACCGGAAGTTACCGCATTGAAAAGATAAGAGCCAGTATCAACAAAAGTTTCTTCTTCTACAATATCTTTAGCAAGTTTAATATAATCTCCACCAACCTCTTTAATTAAATCTTTTAAAAAGTCCATACGTTAATCATCCAAATAAAAAATCTAGTGAACTTGTTTCTACTGTATTCCAACCGATAACATCCAAGATAGCCCGAAGAGGTGAAATGAATGTCTTTTCAAACTGTGTATTATAGTCTACAAATTTATTCAAACCCAACTCGGTTGGAAATCTTTGAATGAATGCAATTGCATTTTCATTGATTGGGTTTGGCATTTTAAGATAGCAGAATTTAATCTTTTCTCCATCTTTAATCAAAGGGTATTTCATTTCTAGTTTCTTCTCTTTGATGTACCTATTGTAAATTAATGAGGCTCTAGATTGAATGGGTGTTCCTTTTATGTAAGAGTTACTAGGCGCTGCATATTTATTGACGTTGCTGACGCTTTTTGGAAATGATACTTCTTCTGGAGTAAGAGTGAAAAACTCTTTTTTGCAATGACTGATAAAATCAATGATGTCTTTATTGTCTCCATTAAGAATCAGTTTGATTCCTTCTCGGATTCTGTTCCTACAATATGCTGGGGTTGATGACTTAATTGCAGAGATTCCAGAGATAACAATCTTTGGTTCTGCATATCTTACACCCTCATTGTCCCACACGTTCATTATGTAGTTCTTCTTGGCGACCCATAGACCAGATGAACAGAGTTTTTCCCTCTTCATACTGAGTTGTCGGTCAAAAGAACCAAGAACATCGCAAATTTCATTAAATGAATTGTCAATGCACTCTTGAACTTTAGTGGAGCAAACTTTATCCATAAAGTCAATGATTTTTACCATCTCAACTTCTTTGTCACCAAAAATACGCTGAATAATTGGTTCAAAGTTAATCATAATAGAATCAGTATCCATTGCAATAGCAAAGTCAAAGTTCTCAGTTCCGGCAATTTTATTAAGAAAAGCATTCATTCTTTGCTCTAAATGGCGAATAATTGCCTGACCCGTATAAGTGATTGCCTCGGCGTTTCTTAGGTCATAATATCTAAAATACTCACAACCAAGAGTTCCAAATGCAGAGTTAAGAACAGTCTTCTTTACGTTCTGATAGTTGTTATAAACCGTAATATTTTTCTTAACTTCTTCCGATGGATTCTTCTCATATTCAGCCGCAGATGCTAACATCTTATTTTTATAGATAACCCGCTCATTGTAAAGTTTTTCCATCAGCTTTGGTAGAAAACCTTGTTGAGACCTATCATACATTGAACCATTGGCGCATACACTATAATCCGTATCATTTGTAAACTCTTCAGAAAGAATAGCGTCTACTGAAACATTAGGATTTCGTTGTTTTACAAGAGTCTCTGGACTAATATTAAAAGTACGAATAATTGATGGATATAGAGAACGTATGTCAAATGTTACAACACAATTAAACTTACCAACTTGAGTTTCTTTTACATATGCTCCCTTGAACTTCTCAGTCTTTAGTGTTATCTCTTGCCTTTGTGGAATACAGATGTTTTCCCTTCTGAGGTAGTTGTAGATAATTGAATCCCACATTCTACTTTGAAAGAAAACATCTTCAAAGTTTACCCTAGTATCAAATGCCATCGTAAGAGCAAGACCAATAAGACCCTCTTTTTCTTCCAGTCTACTTACAAGTTCACAGTCTTTAATGTTATAAAGAGTGAATGTTGTAAAATCTTGAGTATAGAAATCTGCAAAAGTCTCATACTGTGAGTGGTCTAGTTTTGAATCTCCTAGAACTTCCTGGGCCACAGTATCCAGTCGGTTATTCTCCAATTTTCTGTTACTGAACTTTTTAAAAAGAGCAAGGAAGTCAAGACAGGAAACTCCTGCAATCTCATAAACATATTCTTCTCTATTACTTTTTTCAACTCTTACTTTACGCTCTCTAATGTACTTCCATACTGATAGTCTTTTTGCATCAGCCTCAGATAAAGTAACCGCAATCCTACGAAGAAGATACGGCATATCAAAGAACTCACAATTGAACCCAGAGATAATATCTGGATAATCAGATTCCCAGAATTGAATGAACTGCTCTAACAAGTCTGTCTCATTTTTACATTCAAAATAGATGTTGTTTTCTACTTTTTCTGCAAACGGGCGGCTACCCCAAGTATAAGTTTTCTTTGTTGCAAAGTCTTGAATCGTAATAAGAAGAACTTCCTCTCTTACTTGCTCAACATTAGGGAATCCATAAGTTGAAGTTGTCTCAATGTCAATAATGTAGATTTTCATCTTCTTGACATCAAACTCAATATTCTCTTCTGGATAGTTATCCGAGATATACTGATTTACCGGAGAAATATCTCCATAGATTGAGAAGTTGTCAATGTCTTTATACTTGTTTATAAACTCCCTGGTGTCTCTGATTGTTCCAGGTTGAACTGGCTTTAGATAATCACCTTGTAGGGTTTTATATTTTGAGGGTTCTGGACTTTTTAAAAATAGGGTTGGGTTATATTCAACTCGGTCTCTAAAAGGAACTCCATCTTCATAACCCCGAACATAGATGTAGTTTCCTAATTGCTTTACGTTTGTATAAAATCTCATCCGTTAAGAAGGCTCTCATATTTTGACTGTAGCACTGCATTTGGCTTAGCCAATGTTAACATCTTATCAGAATTGATGACAAATCTATTTGAATCGGTATATTCTAAAAGATATGGAGAAAGTATAGAAAGATTTGCATCTTTTATAACAAATGGCTCAATCATAACCCATTCATTTTCCCCGTCTTCATCCACATTTTTAACTAGTTGAGTAATCAGTACAATATGTGAAAATACTACAATCCAAGCATCTACTTGTTTTTCTGTTGGTGGTAGTAATTTTGAGACGGATATTTTCTTTCTCGCTTTTGCTCTAGTTGCTTGCTGTGCCGGGGCGGCTTGTGGCATATTAACTTCAGTTAGCATTGTTTCAGTCATTTCATTCATATAAAATAGTAAAAAATAGCAGGGCTTTATCTGATATGTGCCAGATGCCCTGCTTTTGATTGGCAACGATAATTAGGGAGCAGCCCGTTCTATTTAGAACCGATAATCCTGCCTTTTCTCGTGCTCAGGCACATAGCGATTGATGGTAACAGTCAGAAGACCGTTTGCAAAGGATACATTATCAACTCTCCAAGTTTCAGGTAGAACTCTTGCCCATTTGAAATTGCGGAAAGCAACTCCTCGTTCAATGTATGTATCCGTTGATTTTGTTTCCTTTGATCCTTCTACAATCAGATTTCCGTTTTCAGTGTATACTTTGAGTTCGGAACTATTGAAACCGGCTAGAGCCATTTCCACTCTACGACGGGTTTCCGATTCTTGGACAATATTTACTGGAGGGTAGGTTGTGTATGTCCCAGAAAGGGATGATACTCTATCAAAGAATGTATCAAAGCCTAGGGCATACCTTTCAATCTCATCAATAAGTTTTGGTAGATTAGCAGTAGTGTACCGCGAAATGGTCATTTTGTTTCTCCTTTTAAGCGAGTATATAAAAACAAGACCCATAAGGCATCTTGCTACGCATATTTAGATAAGGATTAACAAATGTTCAAGTAGGAAAAACCGAACTCAGGTTGTTTGGTTTTCCGCCTTTGGAGTCTTCTTCTTGCCACCAATAGTGTACTTGGAAACCAATTCGTAATCCTGACGTTCCTTATAAGTAAGAACTTTAATAAGACTTAGAGGAGCCATATCTTCAATTTGTTCTGGTCTTACGATGTTAACAAGACCCCAATCACTTAGAAGTTTTGCAATTCTATTGCGTCTCCGAACATCATCTTCGGTTAAAGTACAATACTTACCATCAAGAGCAAAGAGTTCTTTATAAGAAATGATATAATATTTTCCCGACTTATGAAGAATGTGAGCACTCTGATATAGTTTCTTTTCGTGCTTACTTGAAATACCTACACGCTGCAGGGTTTCTTTAACAACTAGAAAAGTATCCGGTTCATCAAGTGTTACTTCAATCATCAGAGAGGGATTCCAATTAACATATCCCTCTTTATTCAATTCACTCATTTTCTCATTCCACCTTTATTCAATCTTTGTTTGATAAAATTTATCTCTTCTCTATTTAGAAGTCTTAGGGCTTCTAGTGCCCGTTTATCATTGTAACCATAATATTCTTTAATGGCGGCTAGATTCTCTGCATCTTCTTTTTTAACCCAAGGAGTATATCTCTTTTTCTTTCTCAGGGAATGTAAATAAAAGGCATATTGCATATCCTTAGAAATATAAGGATATTGATTCAGTTCATTGGCAAACAGAATCGTATCAAGATGCCCCGCAACACACTTATTGATAACGTAAGGAGTATAAGAAGAAATGTTCTCAGGAATCTCCTCAACCAGATTCTCTTTTGAGAAATTGATTGAGGTTAGCCAGTGTCCCAAATCTGGTGCAGTCATTTATCCTAGGTCTTGTAAAAAACCCGTTTCAAGAAATGCCTCTTGTTCCATATCAACGATTGGCGCAGTAAACTCAGTAGGAGGATTTGCAACCTCAAACGTTTCGGTGCATAGACTAAAAAGTTCAATAAGAGTTAGCGTATCAGTTACGTCAATTGCCTTTAGGTCTTTTTCAATGACCCAATCTTGAAATAGGTCAATCTCTTTCCAGGGGTCTTCGGAATAGCCCCACGGTGGTTTAATGTCATTCATTGTGCAACTCCAGTTTTTAGGAATTCAGGTAGACCCTTATAAAGGCTATAAGCATATTGCCGTTGCTCTTCGGTTAGAGCATCTTGATGCAGTTCGCTAAACTCACCAGCGGCTTCTTCTCCTAGAAGGTCCATAACGATATTTGGCTTCCAGTTGTCATATGCAAATGGATTCTGCCAGGTTGAGTCTTCAGATAGATTGTTATAAAAAACTGTTGCAAGTGTAGCCAGGTCTTCAGTTTGATTTCGGTTCATAATTAATTCCACTCGGTTTCGTAGTAAAAAACTCTATTGATTTTCTAAACGTTTCATAGCAGATGCTAAATGATGTGAATCACCATTTAGTCTTAATTCCGCTCCACGTCCGTAATCGACGTACTCCGCCGATGTTAGTTCTTGGTCGGTTAGACTGCGCCAACCTCCCTTTAAAATAATGATAGAGGCATTTAAGTCTCTATCGTGTTTTGAGCCGCAAGAAGGACAAGTCCATTCCCGAATGTTTAAAGGCATCTTGTCTTCCTTGTGTCCACAGTTGGAGCAAGTCTTACTAGAAGGAAAGAAGCGGCTAATCTTAACCAAGACTTTACCATACCAGTTGCATTTATACTCTAACATAGAAACAAAAGTAGACCAGGCTGCATCAGAAATAGACTTAGCCAGTTTGCGGTTTTTCAGCATTCCAGAAACATTAAGGTCTTCAAGAACTATTAAATCAAATGTGTTCACTAAAGCAGTGGACATATTATGAAGAAAATAAGTTCTTGAATTGGTAATGAATTCGTGTACTTTAGCAACTTTTATTCGTTGACTGTTGTACCGATTACTACCTTTAGTTTTCCGACTCAAATGTTTCTGGGCTTTTTTGAGTTTCGCTTGGTTCTTGCGAAACCACTTGGGGTTGTTAATGGCTTGACCATTACTTAAAACCATCAAGTCTTTAATACCCAAATCAATACCTACTACCTTACCAGTAGAGGGTATTGGATTGAGTTCTTGCTTAACTAAAATTGAAACAAAGTATTTACCTGTTGGAGTCTTAGAAACGGTGAGGTTTCTAAAATCAGCATTTTCGGGAATTTCTCGGTCAATAACAACTTTAACCCAACCAATCTTTTCAAGTCTTACCAAAGAGTTTTTTCTATCTAATTTAAACCTTTGATTATTGAGTCTAAAAGACTGCCTAT